TTACAAGCCGAACTCCGACTTGTTTGCGTTAAAATACCCTTCCATAAATCCCGCGTCTTTTGTTTCCGGCCATACAACGATATCACCCGTCTTGCCTGTGTAGCTGGTGTTATCCACCAGCCCTATACCAAAATATCCATCGTCTTTCAGATTGTAGTTCAATGCGGCAGACGTTACCGACGTCCCGCTGGTCTCTTCTTTCAATGTCCAGGTGTTGTCTGCATTGCGCGTGAACCAGAAGAAGAAAGCAGCTTCCGATGAATCGCTTAAACCTGTCACACTTAGAGTAGTAGTCGTGCTGTTGTCGTCCTCAATGGTGAGGCTAACTCGGCCTGACCCAACATCTACTTTCCAGCCAGCTCCAGAGCCGTTGTCACTGTTCTTGCCCAGAACATCACCAATATTGCTGGAGGACTTCTTAAGCCACACCCCAACAGTAAAAGCCGAATCGTCAAACGCAACGCTTGTGCAGTTTTCCGCAGCAATGATCCACCGCTGCGCTCCACTCATCGAGGCATCGAGCCAACCCGGATCGTTGTTGAATACATTGTCATTTATCGCGAAATCCGGTAGGGTCGTGGTGAAATTCCCTGTCTGGTCGGTTAGCTCATACTGTGCGTCTGATTCCTCAGATACATCCAGATGAAACACCGCACCATCTAAATAATTGACGCTGCTTACACCATCAAAACCATTAAACCCGTCAAAACCATTGTAACCTTTCATTGCAACTCCCTCCATGCTGATTTATCCCAATAATGCATTGTGCTGTCACTGCTCCTAAGCCTGAATGTCCCTGGTTGCCAGGGAATTGCGTTATTGCGGAACTCAGAGCCGTCAGGTAGGGCAGTAGTAATCGAGAAATCGGCGGTGCTATTACGCCAGGCGTGATTTTCTCGGTATGTATTCGTCTCGTCAGTCGCATTGGTGTAGAACCCGTATTGCTGCGACTGTGCGATGGTCTCGCCGCTGTTGTAGTTGTCTGATGAGAAATTGCCGGAGTCCGGCAGATTAAAGGCGAAATTCTCTGCAATAATCACCGACTCTGTTGAGTCCGATTCGATGCGGATACCGGAGCGGTGAGCTGCGGCATAGGTTGCATTTGTGCCGTTGTTGTATACCTGATTGCCAACAACCCGGCCGCCCTCTAGGTTATTGATGAATATCCCGTTTCTACCGCTAAAAAGAACCTGATTATAGGATATGTCCACCATGTAAGCATTTCGGGCAACCCCTATAGATGTATCGCTGAGAGCATTCACAGATACCCCATCTGCAACCATATTCATGACGATGTTCTGTTGAAAGAACAGCCGCCCGGACTGTTGCCCCACATCAATCGCAGACAGTCCACCGTCAAACAGATTGCCAGCCACTACGGTCAAATGATCGCCCAACAATACTTGATCGCCATAGGATGAATACACATGGTCTGTTGTTGACTGATTGTCTATAAATAGATTGCCGATCAAAAAGACTCTCTCAAGGTCAAGCGAGGAATATAAACCCTCATTACATTTATAGGTGACGTTGCCCCGGATCATGGTGTTTCTACCACGCCCCCCGATGTGCATTGCTGCACCCGGAGCGAACAAGATTGTATTGCCTTCAAATACGATATACGCGTCTGAATTCTGCAAGATGATCCCATCGTTATAGGGATTCACCACTGTTGTATTGCGAACCACAACGCCGTTGCTGCTAACGCTATTAATGGGCGCACGCGCTCCAGCTCCCACTGGCTTCACTGTAGACTGTCGCCAGGGTCTCGCCGTCCACACTCCACCGGACAACTGCAAACGCGCCCCGCGCGCTGCGAAGAACAGCGAACTGCCGCCGAACTCCACTTCGTCGTCTGCATACAAAGTGTCTACTAAGTCGCCATTGTTTGGCGCGTATGGATTCACCCTATACCCAAATGACTGTGTAAAGCCTATATTGCCCGATTGTGGATCTCCATCAAAAGGAGGCCAGAATGTAGCAACGCCCGTTGAGGTGTCCAGCGTCTTGAGGATATAGTGATCCTCCTGCCACACCCCGCCGGATATCCCACCGCTGCCATTACCTCTCGGCATAAAGGCCATTCCGACTTTTATTTTGGAGAAGTCCGCATCGCCTGTGGTGAATTCCAGTGTTGTGTCGCCCTCTACAACATCATTCTCGACATTAACCTTAAACGTAGTGCTAGGCCAATCAGATGTAGGCATCATGTAGGCATTCGGTGCGAACTCTAACTGCACCTCCTTTTTGCCATATATTGCCAACGGTGCAGCGGGTAATTCCCAGATCCCCGCCGGAACATAGACATATATTAGCGAGTCTTCTGACCTATGGATATACTCGCCAAGTTCAACCAGTGATTCAAAATTCGCAGCATTCAACGTCAGCTCTGCGGTATGGTGGCTCGACATGCTTTCCAGGCGCTCGATATTGCCGTATGCGTAGCCCTTGCCGGGTGCGCCAATATGCGAAAGCGACTGCGGCACAAGCGGCATCAGGTTTAAATTGGCAACAGGCGCCAACGGCTCAGAATACCCAAATACAGCCGTATCAACCCTTGCAAGCTGCAACTGCATCGAATCCATCCTTGCATAGATCCCAACAATAAAATCTACCAGTGCGCTATCGGCATGCACCTTCCATGCTGGCATGTTGCTTGAACCGATTTCGCTCAACGGCTGACTGAGCAAGAACCCCGGAGCTTCAACAACACCGCCCCGTCGGGTCTTTAGCACATCATCCTGTGCAAAGGCCGAAACAAAAAGAAGGATCAGAAGGCTAATAACTCGCATTGATAGCACTCCTTTTTTTCGAGCCGATCGTTGTATTTTGTGGCGCAAAGCCGCGTGCTGGCGATGTCGCTTGCAGCCTTAAATCGTCTGTGGACGGTGAGAGAAAAAGCGGGTCAACAGTGCTTTCGGATGGGGCAAGGCTGATATTGGTAGACTCATCGTCAAAGGTGGTATAGTCGTGATAAATATTATATTTGTGTATGGTCGAGTCTGCTGTTGCATCGTTCATCCAGGTGGAGACGTGCGTTCTGAACACTTTGTTAAAGTTCTGCACAATGTTCCGACTAAACTCACCAAGACCGGAATTGCTTGAGCTTTCGGACTTATACACATAGCTGGATGAGTGCGCATCGCCATAAAACGAAGAATTAATGATACGCACATAACTTCCAAGACTCTCACGGTAGTTGGCTGTTTCTAGCGTGATTGCAATGCGGTTATTGACAAACGTGCAGTATTCAATATGAATGTTTTGTATGTATCGGGTGTCGTCCTCATTTTGCACTATCGCGGCATTGTCCTTAAATGTGCAGTTTCTAAACGTCATGCGCCTTGTTTCGCCGATGACATCCTGATCTTCGATCTGCACATATATATACTGGCTTCCGTAGGTCGCCCCGCCTCTTGCACCATCGAAAATAATGTTGTCAAATAGGATGTGGTCAGCGTTTACATTCAAAACAACATAAGTTGTCCCCGGCGTTCCTGCTGTTATGCTCGCACCATTTACGCCGATGATCCGAGTGGGTTGGGTAAGCGTCCCATCAAGACTCGATGTATTAAAGCCGACGGTTCCGCCGGACAAGTCAAACGCCCCACCGCTACCGTCCACAATAAGCCAGTCCCCGCCGGACATGCTATCTGCCGCTGCTGCAAGTGTCGCTAGGGCTTGCGTGCTGGTCTTTCCTGTGTTGGAGTTGTTGCCGCCCACCTTAACCCACCATCTTGTCTGAGCTTGAAGCCCAAACGCAAGCAGGATTATAACAAGTAATATATTTTTCATGACTCTCCTTAGTCGTTACTGGATATAAAAAGATCAAAATTGTAGCGCTCACCAATACCGGAGGGGAAGGGCTTAACTGTTATCAAGGTGCTGGTGACATTTGCCACATATGCACCCCATCCATTTGTTGGGACTATAACCACATCCGGCACATTCGTATAGCCTTGCGAAGCAATAGTGAAGCTAACAGAGTCAACCGTTATGGCTATCGTCTGGTCTAGTATCTCATGATCGAAGCCAGAGCCGCCGCCGCTTGGCTGCGTGACAACAAAGTCAGTCACATCAACACCCTTCACAATTAGACCACCATTCACTTTCAGGCTGTCTGTTGCGAACTTCTTTGTCTGCGCTCCAGCAAAAGCCGTAAAAACCAAAAGTAAAACAATTATCCTCATCAGAAATCCTCCACGAATGTTGTCATTGACGGCTCAATAGTTCCGTCAGGGATACCAGCCCATACGCCGGACATCTTTAAGTCACCCGACACAGCTGAACCGCTTTTGTCAGCGTCCACATAGATATCGTATGAGCCGTTTGCGATAGTTCGACTGTATTCGCCGGGATTGCTGCTGCTCTCTGTTAGCGGGTTGCTGGAATTGACAGAGGCACCAGCGGAAACCGCGTAGACATGCCCACTAAAGCCCGTAATCGGCGCACCAGTCGACGCATCATGCATAAACACCCTTAAAGTCACATTTGCCATTTGTTAAGCCCTCATTGCGATGTCTTCAAGCTGCATCACGGGTGTGCTTCCATCGCCTAAGTCCACCCATTGTAAAGACCGGAACTTCAACAACAGACGATCCTGATAGTCATTTCTGTTGAGATAGAACGGCCTCACTTCCTCAATTATGAAATCTGCTGTATTCCCATCAGGGTCAAGCATACGCTCGCCGTCGCTGTGTCTCCAGAGAGTCACCTTTTTGCGGCGGTAGAAATTAATTTCTTGAAACTTGCTGCTCACATTACTGTATTTCCATAGGTTCAACACCACATCAAAAACCCAGTGCTCACCGCGATCTACATAAACCCGCTCTCCGTGTAGCGGTGCCTCATGCACAAGCTGCTGCAAATCTGGTTCGTCCTGCTGGACAACGGCATAGTTCAGATTTACAGTGTATTCAAGCGACATCGTAAATGGATCTGTGCCGCTGGAGGTTATATTGACAGCCGACCCGCCCTTTGTGAGCGAGACTTGAAACGTGTTACCGGATGGATTGATGATGTAATACCATGTGCCACCCGAAAGACCACCCGGTAAGGTTCCCGCGTCAGCCTCAAATGAAACCCTGTCCCCAGCTACAAAGGGAATGCCCGTTGTCCCTGAGGTTATGAAATCTGTTGAGGTGTTCACCGTAAAGCTCACTGCACCGTATCCGTAATGCCTTACAAACTTCGGATGGGAAACGCCAAATATGCTCATCTACGCCCCCAGGTAAAGTGCTTCGATTTTTGTGGTTCCTTTGTCATATTGCTTAACCATTTTAAGTATTTGATACTTTGTGCCGTCATACGTAAAGTCTCGCAGAAACTCATATCCCACACCCTCAACAACAAACTCATCTACGATCATGTAGGTGTATGTATTGCGGAACTCATACCAGAATTTCGCCAGCAGCTCACCGTGATCTTGCCAGTTGTTTGAGTCAATATCTGCTTGCCGCACTCGATCCATAAAGTATGTATCACCACTCGATAGAGCGGTAGTGCCGCTATAGGCATCGCCCGGATTCGGGAAATCGGTATGGAAATAACTGAAGATGTCCCGACGCAGATATCTGCCGTCTATATTGGTTTCAGTGCCTTCTTCGAATGTTGGATTCTGTGACGCAGGGCTGATTGTTTCCATCCGCACCCAATCGAGCAGGTTATACCGATATCCTGTTGTGTGCTCTAAGACGGTGCCGAGCGTCTGCGTGAAACTGGATGAATAAACAAATAGCTCTTTAAAAAAAGCCTGTCCATTGTGCAGTAATCCGGTAAATGCGCCAAAGTCATTAGCCAAGCGCTTCAATACGTCGCCAGTTGTCTTGATGCCAAGCGTTGTATTGAAAAAGAAGTAATCAACCAGCACGTATATATCTGTAAAGTCAAATCCGCCCAGTCGGGTAAAAGGCTCACCGGACTTAAAACCCTCAAACTCCCAACTATGGAGGATCTTGAGCTTGCCGGAGCTTTCCGTGATTGTGGCGTCTACTTGCTGGTATATGTCCTCAATCATTGAAACTGCATTCCGGTAACCGCTGGAGGAATAGCTGAAAGGGTTTACCGCTGTATCATCAACATCAAAAACAAGCTGATTGTTGATGATGTCGGTTTCAGATGCCGCCACAAATCGCCATAGCTTGCTCACTTTGTCGAATCTGGTTTCATTCTCTATTAGCTTTCCCTTGAATTCTGTCGTGCCATTCAATTCAAGGGTCACCGTTGCACGAGGCGTATCAAATTCTGCGTTGCTACCCTCAAACACCTCGTTAACCAAAACCTCATCTGGATCAGCAACGACAAAGGCGAATTCGCCCGGAACCATTAGCGGCTCATCTAAATCATATTCCCAGGTGAGATTCCCATAGCGTATAACCGACAAATTCCAGTCTTCGGCTTGACGGGTCTCGTTTACGTCGCTATTAGGCCACGCCATAGTAAGCTCCAGAGAGTTGCCGCCCGTATCTATGCCCGTCGTTTGTGGAAATTCGTATGTAGTTGTTCCCGCGCCCATTACTTCATCCTCGTATTGAATCGCTGCTGTCGTTGACTGGATAACTCCAGATCACGTCCGGAAATAGTGCTTTCGAGTAGTATTTCACCCTCGATTTTCTGCATCCTGTCGGACTGGATAAGCATATTTCTATTCATCGCTTGAATAGCGTCTTTGATTTTGCCTAGCTCCACATGCTCCATGTTGACCATCCCGGCACGTGTCACACTGACGCGCTCGCCTGTCTGCACCATTAGCGGATAGGAATCATTTGGATAACCGCCAGGGACGATAAAGCTACCGCCATGCTGCATTTTCTTAACACCCTGTGACGTTCCTGTGAATGTTCCGCCGTGTTGTGCAGTAAGTCCGTCTGTGATGCCTCCAATAGCACTTCCACCAAGACCGGGCAATATTGCATTACCTACAGCCTTTAGGGCGTTAAAAGCTATCATTTTAGCGATCATACGCCCTATTTCGGCTACTACAGCACGTGACAGGTCTTGCCATATTTGCTTAACGGCATCACCAAACTTTTGCTGCTCAAAGACCATATCAGAAAGCGCATTGCTAAAGGAGTCAGTGAAGACCTCATAACCCTCCACAATCAGGTTGATGTTATCACTCTGCCGCCGCTCAATCTCATCCATTGCCGATGCAAAATAGCTGAGTTTTGTATCTTGTTGACTCTTGAAATACTCCGCTTCTTCACGCGCAAATTGCTGCATTAGCTCAGTTCGGCGCTCTTCCACCTCAGTGATATCTGAAGCGGTGCGACTAAAGACCTCAACCTGCTCCTCAATTTGGCGAATACGAAATTCTTTGTATCCGATCGCCTCGAAACGACGTGATTCAAAGAACTGCTTTTCTTCGCGCTTTAAATCTTCCAGCTTTTTCTGTTCAAATTGCTCCGCATCAGCGCCGGAAGCGAATTTTCGTATCTCGGCAGCCTCTTGTGCGATTAACTGCTTGCGATACTCCAGATAGCCAGCTGCTTCAAAGCGAAGTGTGTCATAAAACGCCCTATATTCAGCCACAGAACGCTCAAAAATCGCTCGTCCTGCGTCGCGTTCGGCATTGACTGTAGCTGACGGGCTTGCTGTTTCGCGCTCGACAGGCTGCGACTGTGCGCCGCTGGCGGGTGTTGTGGTTGGTGTCGCGGGTGGCAAAAAGTCACCAATCGCCGCTTGTGTGTCCGCAATACGCTTCTTGAGTTGCTCCTGTCTCTCAATTATTTGTTTTTCGAGCGTATCAACGAAATCGAGTTGCGGTTGCAAGGACACGTCGACTAGTTGTGCCGCTTTTACGTCTTCAAGTCCAGAATTCCCTGTTAACGCATCATTAATTTCCTTCTCTATGTTGATTCGGGATTGTGCAAGCTGGTCGAGCTGCTTGCCGAGGTCTATGAACTCCGTCTCGAGATCCTGAACCACTGCCAGCTTGACTTTCTGTTCCAGAAACGCCTGTAAATCCTTGCGAGCCTCTTTTAGTGCTACGGAGATCTCTTTATAGCCGTCTTTCTCCAGGTCTACTGACTTCAGGTAGTTCGGATAGAGCCGCTGCAAGTCCTTGATGGTTTTTTCATAGAGTTTCTGTTCTGCCGCTGACCTGCTGGCATTCTGCGCAAGACGCTCATAGGCAAAGGATAGCTTGTCAAATTCACCTATCTGCCTGGATGTCTCGCGGGTAGCGGCCTCAGTTTTGGTGCTTACGTCCTCAGTTGCTCCAAGCCACTCGTTAAGCGTCTCAACCATTGGTGAAATGATCTTGATGAACTTTGCACCCACAACCTCGGATAAATCACCAACCGCTGCCCAAAATTGGCGTGTTCCTGCCTCAGCTTCGGCTGCCGCAGCTGCCTGACCGCCGTATTGGGTTTCGAGTTCATCGAGGATAAGGGATTGAGCTTTGTAGAGGTCGCCCGATTCGACAAGGGTTTTGATTAGCTTCTTCTGTTCATCGTTAAACTGAATACCAGCGCGACCTAACCCATCTAAGCCCCGGATTGGATCATTGAGCGCCTTTCCAACCTGTATAGCGCTGCTGCGAAGATTTGTCCCCAAGGTCTCGGATAAGTCAAGGGTTATTGCTTGTGCTCGCTTGAAATTATCCCCGGCAACTTTGGTAAATGTGAGTAATTGCGTGGTGACGTCTTTTAGCTGAACCTCATCACCAATGCCTGTTAGTTTTTGCAGTTCAGATGCATAGGTCTTTAGTTCAGACGCAGAAAGACCAGCTGCACCGCCCGTCGATTCAATAGCCTGCTCAACAGCACGCTCTGCCTTAGCTTGAGTGAATGCTGCTTGCGTAGCATCACCGACAAAGCTGGTGAGTTTCTGTATACCTGTTAAGATTCCAGCACCAACCAAAAAGCCTTTGAAGTTATTCCCCAGGTTCTTGAGCTTGGCAAACCTGCCTTCGATCTGCTTTGCGGTGTCCTCGCTAGTCTTGCGAATACGCCGCAGCTCCCGGTCGAATTGATCCTGCCGGGCTTTTATCTCTATAAACAGATCGCCTATTGAATCGCCGCTGAAATTAGTCACCTTTTAACAGTCCTTGTTCTACGAAATAATCGTAAATATCCTCTTGCCTTTGCGCCTCGTCTGCTGCGCTTTCAAACTTAAATTCCCCACCATTAAACCAGCTACCCATATTAAAAGCCGAGTTTATCATTTTCTGATAGGTGGATATTGGAAGGGCATCAATCTCTGGCACCGAAAGCCGCCAAAAATACGCGATTAGTCCGTATGCGTATTCAGTTGAGATAGATTGTCCTTTTTTTTTACGCCTTCAGTGCCACCCTCCAGTTTGACCACCTCCTGAGCAAATAAGGAGAGCTGTGTGCTGGTCAAATTCTTCACCAAAGACGTTTCCAGGATAGCCCGACGTATACGCAAACGCTTAATCCATCGCCACATTGGGGTATTGTAATAGTTCGGCTTCAGTCCATCATGAAGAATGCGTGCCGCTTGCATGACGTTAAATAGAAAGCGCTCACTATCATTCTCCGGTTCCGGGTATTCCTCATACCACTTTTGAAAGCCGATGATGTCGGCTGTCCTGCGTTCAAACAGGAACAGCCGCATACCTGAAAGCTCTATTTCTTTGCTTTTGGGTTCTAGCATTAGGCTTCCGGTGTTTCTGTTACAGTTCCGGTGAATCGTCCGCTGTATGTCTGGACAACACCACCCTTAACCTGTGCCGACACACCCGCATTCAACCAAATCACCGTGCCGGAATAAGTGAATCCCTCAAAGTCTACTTCAAGCGTTGCACCAGAACCGCCGATGGGGAAATCAGCCACAGCAACATCCTTAAAAAAAGTGATAGAGACATCACGCTGAACCCGTCCGCTACCTAAATACTCATTTTCACCTGTCGGGGAATTGGTATCGGTAACATCAACATCCTCGGTGCTTTTGTTGTGCTCCATTGCTGTCACACCGTAGGCGGTTGAGGCGTATGTTGCCTTACCAGTGTTTAGAATTTTCTTAGCCATTGTTTATTCCTTTTTAAGAGAAATTCGTATTTCAATTATTTCTTGATAGACATCATCGAAAACCAGTGAACGCCTACCTTCTACTGAACAAAGGTTCACGTTGTAGCCTGTGACCGAAAAATCAGCCGCAGACTTGAAAAACACATCATGAACCGATTGCGCAATTGACTCAGCCTGTGCAGCAGTGGACGAAAAAACGCTGATTTGCACGTATGATTCGCCAAACTCGTCCGCAGTGTCCTCAAACACATTTCCCGCTGTCTGCAAGAACACGCAATAGGGCAGGGCAGTGCCGTCAGGGGCTTGCTGGTAGAAAATTTCACCACTAAGCGCAGCCACAGTGTCAATCAACCTGTAGACTTCACTCCTAAGCACCGTTATCACGATTCAACTATCCTTCGTATTGCGTTCTTGTTTCCTAATACAGCCGGACGCAGAAAAGGCTGAGCCTTGTTTCCGCGCGTCAGAACAAACTGCCCCGGCCTGATCTCATATAGCCAAGGTGTTTTGCGTCCTTTGCCATTCTCAGCATGTATACCCGTTCCAAACTCAACAAACGCCGCATAGTTAGCCGATGCACCTACCCGAACCGTAAAGGGGTTGGGCTGGTCAAAGTCAATAGAGCTACGCAAGTTGCCCTCATCGACGGGTGCAAGTAGCTTTGCAGCGCCAGTGCAGAATTCACCGACAATTCGAAGCCTGTCTTCAGCGTGGCGCTCTAACGCCCTCTGCAATGCCCGTCTGTCTATTTCGAGTCTCATGCTGTTGTCACTGGCTCCACGCGAGTCAAATCCACCTCTTGATGACTAAGGTTGCCTTGCTGCCGTGGGGCTACAAATACAACCTTGTATTGCTCGCTTTGGGTTGTGATAATGTCCGATTCCTTAATTGCCAATGAAGCCGAGCAATAAAGCCGATATTCACCGACAATCTCACGCTTCAAGAGATCATCGCGCTCTTTGCCATTCAGAGACCGCAAATAACACGGCTGATCTGTGGCGTATGCTGTTTGTCCGCGATTCACAGCCCCGCCGCCATCTTTGGTGATAGCAAGGCGGGACGCTGTAAATGTTGAATTATACAAGCGATCAATCACGCGGCAATCTCCGGTATTGATTCAGGCGATTTCTGAATGTGCCAGGAAACTCACTGGCGTAGCTGCTTGCATAGGTCACTGCATAATCACCGAGCTTTTCGGATGTGATGCCGTCCTGTGCTGCTTTGTTCATGCCGTGACCGATCATGTCGGCGCACAGCTTTTGAATGTCAGCAGGGAATTCAACTTTCTTGATAGTCACCGACTCACCAGCATCTTCATCCACCAGTGCCTCGCCACTATCAAGGGTTATCGTTCCGGCAACAACGGTTTCTACCTTGTAAACTCCGTCATTATCCACAGATCCGGACACGCTCACGTATTTAGCCTTGCCGAGCTTGCCTGTAACAAAACTCGACTCGCTATCCGTGATCTCGCCTCCGGTTTCAGCGAATGCAATTGTATCGGCAATCACTTGCCCCTTCGGTGTCGCAAAATCATAATTGCAATACGCTATGATTTGCGACTGAACCGCCGGGATAAGCGCCGTGATTAGCGCATCGCTATCCGTGTCAGTGATTTGCAGGAATACCTTCGCTTCATCAAGCGTTATCATTTTTCGCCTTTCCCTTTGCAGGGGCTTTTTTCGGAGCCACAACCGGAGTTAAATCCGGGTGATCTACTTTCCGCGGCAACTCGACAACACCGTCAACGGGCTTAAAAATCTTGCCGTCCATGATGAAGTCTTTGCCATCTCTGATTTTGTATTTCACGTCAGCTCCGGGTTAAGATTTCGTAAAGATTCCGTGAGTGGATACGTTGCGCAGTTCCAGGGTATATTCACCGACAATCATGCCCCTTACGTTGTCACCATCTTGTGCAAGCACTGTGGAGCCAAACGGACGGAATGGGATTACTTCAGCATCCATCGGGTTAAATGCGCGGAAATATCCAGGAGCCGCATTTACATCCGTTACCAGGCTAACCACATGCCCATGCTTGGATGCGTAGGCAGTTACCTTGCGCCCGATAATCTCATCGTCGTAGTCCTTCTGGAGTTTTGAGGCATCCAGGCTGGAGAAGTCAGACATATCTGCCGGGTTCATTCCGATGTGCGTTGGATTGCCACCGCGTTCTGCGGAAAGCTCAAGTAGAAATGCATCGAAGTTGTCAGCACTAAAAGACTGTGCGGACGGTGCATATCCATGATTAAGCAACCAATAGTCAATCCCACCCATGATGCGAGGCGTGGCATTGTCGGATGGGTTTAGGAAGCCAGCTTGCCAAATTGCTCGTCCTAGCGACAGTCGGCAAAGCTCGATCTTGCGAAGCTCTTCTTCTTGGTAAAGGTCGCCGCCAACCTCACGAGCCGTAGCTTGCTGAGAGCCAGTAATTTTGAAAAACTCATCAATGATTTGGCAGACATTCAGACGTTCGACCTTTTCCTTGTATTCGCGATCCTCGTAAGCCTTACCTTCAACCTGCGAACGCAGAATACGAACAGTTGCACCGTTTGACTGGTTTGCGTCTTGTGCAATAGCTGTCACGGCTGCGGTGGTCGCATTTGTAACTGCGGTTACACGCAGAACGGTAGAGTTGATTGTCAGAATGGTATTTACCGCCATTCCATCAGTGCTGGCAACCGTCACAGAAGAATCAGAAGCGGTATAAGCTCCGCCAAGAGTCGTAGTTTGTGAGAGTCGCTGATCGTCCCACCAGTAGTGTCGCTTATCGCGTGCGCGTCGACTCGATACGCCGAGAATATTCAGCAAGACGGTTGTGGGTTGGTTGATGAGATTGAAAACCGGGGATACGTCCCGCACGTTTTCAAGAACATCGTAAGTTGTTATTTGTGCCATTATTCAAAATCCTTTACTTTGACGCCTCATAGGTCATTTTTAATGCCTCCATAGGCGTTTTCGGTTGTTTCTGCTTCGGATCGGGATTTCGTGGATCGGCTGGTGGCGTCTGCTTGCCCTTCAGCCTGATTTCGCCGAACATAAAAGACGTTGATTCGTCAGCTTTCAGCTTGTCAATCTGATCCTTCACATCTGCACTGAAATCACGGCTATCCTTAAGGGATTCCACATCCGGCAATAAGGCACGAACAGCCACCACGTTTTTAGCACCCTGCTTGACTAGCTCTTTTTCAAGGTCGGTTTCGAATTTGATCTCGGTAAGTTTGGCCTTGCCGTCTTCCTCGATCTTCTTTTTCTCTGCCTCCAGTGCTTCGATTCGCTTCTTAAGCTCATCACTTGCCCCGGCTTCGCCCTTAATTGATTCCAGCGTCTTACTGGTCTCGTCGAGCTGCTTTTGCAGCTGCTCCTTTTCCTTTTTGGCGGTTTCCTGCACTTCGTTCATCCGGTGGATGGGAACGTATTTGTCCTTGATGATGTCGATCTTGGTATCACCGATTTTCTCCATCACCTGGCTATGCAGTTCCTCGCCTAGCAGTCCTTTTAAATCCATTTCCAAAGCTCCTTAATTAGTATTCGCTCTACGTTTTTTTTACGAGGTTTCGACCTCGATTCCGTCTTGCCGTTTTTACGCCCCGGCAATACCAATTCGGGCGATTTATTTCAATGTCATTTCCTTCAACGAAAAAGGGGACTGACCGCAACAGAGGGAGAAGTTTCCCTGCGCAATCAATCCCCTAGCTAGGATTTTCGCTGCCACCCGCCAGGGCATGACTCCCGGCGTCCGCTGGTGGTTATGTATTTACTCAGGTTGTTCTGATTCAATATCCTCTACATTAAACTTCTGCACTCCGGCATTCTCGGTGTTCACCCAAATGCTTTTAATCTTGTCGCTTTCCAACACTCTCAAACTCTCCCGAATTTCCCACACCGCAACCTCGATGCGATGAAACAGCCAAGCACAGTAACCAAAGACGAGGGCGACAATAACTAGGATGATGTCGGTTGACAAAGTTTATACCCCTCAATAATTATTCTGTCAGTATGATCGAGATCTATGCATTTTATGTCAACACCACCAATAGAAATTGGCAAGTCAGTGTTTATGTTGTCACCGAAAACATTTTTCCAAATCTTTTCACTTAGGCACATGGTAGAAATTTGAGCCTTCCTTATTGGAATTCCAGCAAACCCACCCATTCCATGACCAGCCAAAAGAGCTACGATCTCGGAAAAATCTTCAGGGATAATCGGCATGTTGATTTCTATCGAACCACCGCCCAGATCCTTGAACATGTTCTTAAAGTCAAAGTCTTTTAAGCCAAGTATCACGCCGCTATCCTTTCGCCAAACCATTCGCCATACGTTTCGTATGGAATTACCTCGTCACCAGCTCGCCGCAAATTCTGCGGTATATCCTCAAAATACATAATCACACCACATCGACAGTGAATATCCTCTGCTGCAACCCCCGTCAAGCCCGGAGCTTGACCCGTTACGCCATTCGGCAGAGTGAAAATACCTTCCTCATCTGCCAGCATACCATCAGCCTCACCATGATTGTGTCGCGTTCTTCCGTCCAGTGTAGAAATCCACTTTTTACGTGCCTTAATCCCAACACGCTCGGCAACATCAAAGCTCCTCCCCATCCCAGCTAAACGCCCTGCTGACTGCGCTCTGTGGCTCTCTGTGCGGATGATTCGCGCCGCTTGGTATGCAGTGCGCTCTGTAATCCGCTTGACCTCGCCCGTAAGCGTCCTAAAACCATATCCTTGAATGAGAGCAGTGGTTAACGTTTGACGCAATCGCCGCATCATCTGATTATGTGCTTCAGAATTACGGCT